GTTTGGCCTCTAATAAACCAGATTAATTCGTGAAAACAAGTTTTCCATGCAACTTTTTTAGTTGTTAGTAAAGGGATCGTATTATCTTTTAATGAAAAACGCATCGAATAGCCAAAAATAGATTTAGTTCTACCGTTACGGCCCTCTTCAAAACTACCTTTGTTTAAAATGTCACGAATGAGATTCAAATACTGAGTTTCTTGATGTTCCATATAATTGTATTTAAACAGTATTTTTTTATATATTTTCTCTAAGTTCTATATAAGAGAATGGAAGTATTACAAGAAGCAAGTAGTATAACAAAGAAAACATTTTTATCCCATGTATTTTCAATGTCCGAGGAGAGCAATGCAGAAATATTGAACGTAATTCAATATTCATCATTAGGCGTATTACCTATAATAATTTTAAATAAATCAATTCAGAAGTTTATTCCAGAAGCAGATCCTGACAGTTCTTCTATTGAACTTTTAGCAGAAATTTTCATTCAATTAGTAATTATGTTTGTAGGAATCATTATTATTCATCGAATAATTACATATATTCCAACCTATAGTGGATTTAAATATGAAAATTTAACTTTAACTAATGTAGTTCTTGCGTTTTTAGTAATTGTATTGAGTATTCAAACAAAATTAGGTTTAAAAGTAAATATATTAATTGATCGTGCATTGGAATTATGGAATGGTCCTACAGTTGAAAAAAAAGAGGGAATGAAAAATAACATGAAGGTTTCTAAACCAGTATCACAACACAGCCCAAGTCAGGCAGATTATTTAGACAATTCAGGTATGCAAAATGGTTTATTCCCTCCTGCTCCAGTTTCAACAACACGTCAAAATAGTATAATGGAATCTTATGATCATATGATGCATACCGGAGGAAATGGTCCCGTTCAAATGGACCCCGGTCCAATGGCAGCGAATGGATTACTCTGTGGATCATTTGGATCTTCATTTTAATAAAATAATAATGTAAACTGATATCATTATTATTTTACTTTCTTTCAGTAAATTCGTTTTTAAGATTTTCCAAATCTTTGACAACGTTCTTAATGCATTCAACCATTTGTATTAGAACACGGGGAACATAAACAGGATCACTATCTAATTCGTTGACAAAAGAATCAAGTAATTCATCATTGCTTGCGGATTGAACTGATCGAATTAGACTAAACATATAACGAAATAATGTAACATATTCGCTATTGGTATATGATTTATGTTCAATACGATGAATAATAAAGTCAACATCGATTGTATCACTAATATCATTATGATCTTCTTTTCTATGGAGATGAAGGCATGTGTTTCGAATAAAAGTTAAAAGTTCTTTGGTTTTTTTGTAATTACCTTTGTCAAATTCATCACAAAGTAAATCATTATGTGCCTTGTTATATTGCATCATTAATTCATGTTTATCTAATATTACAGGCTTATAACTAAATATTTCTTCAATAAATTTTTTTCCGCCTACTTTATGTGAGCAATCAAGTATCCTATCTCTAGTAAGTTTATAAATTGTTTTTTTATCTTCATTATCTGTGTTCATTATATCTACTCCTAATTGATGATATTCATTAAACAGTTGTTCTTTTAAAACTTTACCATCATCACCTTTCCATTTTTTAAAACAAAAGTTAAATTTAATAATTTGTTTTGAAAGTTCTTTATTGTCTTCAAAGTCTGTTTCAACAAGTTTGCACGCATGTTCGTATAACTCACGGTTTGTACTATTATCTAGGGTATACAAAACATCATATGGAAATTTATAAACCATAAATGCAGATAAAAAATTACGATGATGTATAAAACTATGTACTTTTAATGTTTCTAGCAAAGATTTTCCTAAATCATTTATCTCTTTTTTCAACAAATTTTTCGATAGGGTTTCAAAATCATGAATATTTAATAATTTTTCTTTTAACGAATTCATAGTATTACTTATCTAAAGATTTTCCTAAATATAAAATAATTGTAAATAAAACGCGTTAAAAATAAAATTTGCAATAACAATATACTGAGAATTAAAATATTTTCCATTTTATACTTTTACCTGCATACATAGGAACAATATTATCATATTTGTCGGGAACAATCCACGACTGCTTTTGAATTGTAATTATTTCTGAATTATATGGTAAGTTATAACAATCGCTACCATTTGTGCTAACAAACTTTTCTAATTTATCTAGACTATCATATTGTTCAAATAGTTCAGTTATTATTTCTACGGCTACTGGACTATTAAATATACCTGCACAACCACAAGATGTTAGTTTGTTTTCTTCCACATGAGGAGCGCTGTCTGTTCCTAAGAAAAAATTTTTTTTACCGCTAATAGCAGCAAGTAATAAAGCTTGTTTGTCTTCCATTTTTTTTAATATTGGCAAACAATACATATGTGGATTAATACCATGCTTAAAAATATCATTTCTGTCAAATACTATATGATGTGGTGTGATAGTTGCATATATGTCATGTTTTAATACAAATTCTACGGCATCTTTTGTACTAATGTGTTCAAGTATAACTTTAAGGTTTGGAAAACTATTTATAATGGTTGTCAATTCATTTTTAAGAAATACTTTTTCACGATGGAATATATCAACATTACAACTTATATTTTCGCCATGAACAAGTAATGGTATTTTTTGTTCTTCCATTATTTTTAAAATATTTTTCACACTATCGAGATTTTGTACACCGTCTTGTGAATTAGTAGTTGCACTTTTTGGATAATATTTAATACCAATCATTTCAGGATATTTCTTAAAATTATATAGATCTTCTAATGGTATATTTTTATTTAAATACAAAGTCATTAATGGATTTCCGCGTTCATCTAATTTTCGAATATTTTTTCTATAATCCATAGCATGTTTAATTGTAATAACTGGTGTTTGAAGATTTGGCATAACAACTACATTATGAAATTTATCGAAACAACATTTAGTGGTCAGTTTCAATAAGTTATTTTCACGTAAGTGATGATGAAAATCATTAGGTTTTCGAATTTTTATCATCATTAATATTTTATTATTATAATGTTTAATCCAATTTAATTATATATTTTTATTTTCTACTTTGTCCGTCTATACTATTAAGCAATTGCATTTTTTTCATTGATTTTTCAAATGCATTGTGTTTTTCTAAGTTAGCAAATAAATAATCTGTGTTTGGACTATGTTCATTTTTTTTAATTTGCTTATAAATTGTATTAATTTTATTTTTGAAAATTTGTATAGGTTTTTTATCATTTACTAGGTCTATATTAGAAGAAACACTTTCAGTAAGTAAAGACACTGCAAAATATAATAAATATCTTCTTTTTTTACAAGAGGCAGTTGTATATTTAATTGAAAATAATACAAATAGTGATTGTAACAATTCATTGATAAAACCATTGTTTTTCAATTGTCCATAATGAAATAATGCATCCCATAAAATCCATATTAGATCATTGCGAAATTTGGATTCAACATTAACAAATTTGCGTGTTTCGCAAATACATTTGTTTTTTCGCTTTTTACATAAGTTATCAAATTCAATAGTCCATTCGATCCAATAACATGCATTCAACATATTTTTTTTGTCGTTTGAAATATTAAAAGCGAATTCATTTGCAGGTATAAAATATTCTTTTGGATCATCTTTTTTAAAAATGGGTTCGATGTATCGTACATGGGGGGCAATTAATTTTTCAGATACTTGACTAATATCTAATTCTTCTTCTCTTTTAATTTTTACAGGTTCAATACTATTCTTTTTATCTGATAAACAGATAGTACATGTAATTTCAGCAAATAATTGACGTATAGTTGGATGATTTCGCAATTGTAATTCATTCAAGAAGTTGCCTTGACTCATGATATTCTTAAAAATTTCATAACGTTTTTCTAAATAAAGTACTAGTTTTGGATTTCCTAAATGAATAAATTTACAACAATAATGTAAATAGATTTCCCATAAATCAATATAATGACCTGCACATATAAGTTCAGCCGACCAATAACATGCTTGTTCAATCTTTGACTTTTTGATATTTTCAATTAATTGGTTTCTTACTTCAGTTTTTTTAAAACCAGATAACGTAATTCCTTTAAATTCTGGTGGACTACGAATATCATTTATTTCACTATTATCACCTACAGTTTGCATTTCATCTTCCATAATTAAATTATATTTCAATTAGATAAAATATAAAGATTTCGTACTAATTAATAAAAAATGTATCGATTAAGAATATTCTCAAGTTTTGGAAAAAGTGAAAATTGTAAAGAAGTATGGGAAAGGTTATGTGAAACCAATATTATGGAGGATTATGGAATAGATAAATCGATTTATATAACAAATGATGATAACTATACACATGTATTAATATTAAACACGGCAATGCCCGTTATTCCTTCTCACATTCCTAAAAAAAATGTTGTAGGATTGGCGTTTGAACCTTTACCATTTTTAGGTTTATCTCAAAAATTTATAGATTATGCTGTAAATAATATTGGTAAATATTTTATTGGTACAAAGACTATATTACCAGAGCCATTTACAGAACATTATGCATATATGTGGCATATGACACCATATAAGAGTATTCCAGAAAAAAGAAAAATAATGTCTATTATGGTAAGTATGAAGACACAAATGATAGGACATCAATATAGACATTTATTGGTACAAAGGATTCTAGAAGAAAGGTTACCAATCGATATTTATGGTAATGGTTGTAAATATTATTCATCTGATTATGGTAACGTAAAAGGAGATTTTGAAGAAAGAGAACCTTATCAGAATTATATGTTTCATATATGCATAGAAAATATGCAAACGAATCATTACTTTAGCGAAAAAATAACAAATCCGTTATTGGCAGGTACGACCCCGATTTATTTTGGATGTCACTCCATAGATGAATATTTTCCATTTAATATATTAAAGTTATCAGGAAATGTTGACGAAGATATAATATTATTAAAAAATATTTTACAAGATCCAAATACATATAGAAAAAATATAGAAATAGAAACAATTAAAGACAAAATATACTTACTAAGAAATTTAGATCAGATATATAAATAAATTATTCAATAACAATAATATATACTATTAAATTATAAATGCGTCATATAGAAGCCATTGATAATTTTAATACTACTTTACAAAATATTCCGTTATGGGTTTATATAATACCTTACATAATGCACTTTTTAACGGTAGTTTATCTTTTTTCAAAAAAAGAGACAATTAGAGGTAGTAAGCCATTATATGATACTATTATTTCGAATATACCAGATTTGAGTAAATTTCGAAACATACCAAATATATTATTACTTGTATTAATGAGTTATTTGATCATACCGTTAATTTTTAACCCAAATATAGATGTGTTTATTAGTATTTATAGATATTTTTCAATTATTTTATTTTTAAGATCGATTACAATATCATCTACAATATTACCACCTATAAATCGTAATTGTGTTTTTAAATTAAATATGCAGACATTTATGGAAGGTCACTGTTTAGATAAAATATTTAGTGGGCATACTGCATTCTCATTATTATTAGTATTTGTATGTAATAAATTTAATATATTATCAAAGACTTTTATTTATATCATGTTGTTAACTCAATTCTTATTAGCTCTATCTTTAATCTTAACAAGAGAACATTATACCGTGGATGTAATTTTGGGTTATTTAATTACAGTACCAATATTGTTATTGTTAGATTTATAAATATAGAAGTGAAAATGTTGGGTCGAAATATTATGTTATAATTATATATAAATAATTATAACTTTATGAAAACAGTTACGTCGCCTTGTTATTATTATCAAACTATACATTTTGAAGAGAGTTCGCTAGATATAGATGCAGTATATGTTCTAACAATGGAAAATAGCGAACGTCTTGAAAAAATAAAAAAAGAGTTATATATTCATAAACCTGGAAAAGTAGTTATGATTCAAGTTAATAAAGGATTTAGAAATTGTTCAAAGCGTCTATGTAAAGATTCAACTGAAGATATTGATATATCACATAAAGATATATCTCATGCATACATGAATGCTTTTAAAAATGCTGTGAATAACCAATATAAAAATGTATTGATACTCGAAGATGATGCTATATTTTCAAAGGAATATTATAATGCAGATAATTTAAAGATAATTAATGAATTTATACCCAAATTAGATTCTAAACAGTCAGTTTTTGCATTAGGTTTGTTTCCTTGGATATCTTTATATAACTCAAAAGGTATTCGTAGATCTGTAGTATCAACTGGAATTCATGCGACTATATTTCCCATTAGCGTTATGAAAAAAATTCTTATTGACTGCACTAATATTGGAGATATGGATGTATATGTTAATATGAATTGTACTCGTTATTTTATTCATAATCCATTGGTTTCACAAACAGTTCCTCAAACTGAAAACTATAATAATTGGGGTAAAGATTATGGATTTTTGGGAGATGTTATACGCTCCATTCTTGGTATATTTTTTTGGCTTATGGGGTTAGATAAATCGGTAGAACCAGGTACCACGTATATATATACAATGAATAAAATTTTGTATGATATATTAATACCAATATTGATTCTTTATTTATTGTTTCTGAATATTCCAAAAATATATAGAAAATATAAATAATAATTATGAAGATTACCATATGTATTGTCATTATATAACACGGATATGCGTGATATAATGTGTATTTTTAATTTGGGAACATTTAGATAGTGTTTCTACGGTATTTATTACGTTTCCACGTAATACCTTTTTCTAGAGAATAATGAATATTGTAATATTTTTTAATAAGTTGATGTTTAAAAAATGCATCCTGTAAAAAAGGTATTTCATGCGTATCATATGATAAGTCAGGATCAATGCCATTCCATTGTGCAGCGTTACATTTGTTTTTCCAATCTTGTAGAAAAATTTTATATTCATCAATAAATGCAGGGGGAGGGTTTCTATATGAAATAAAATGATGTATATTATTTTGAACTTCGCTTGGTAAATTATCGTAATAACTCATAATTTGATTATAATAGAAAAATAAAAAAATAGAAAAATAAAAAATAATTTAAATTAGGTTATTTCTTGTTTTTATTCTGTAATAATTCTAGGTACAACATTAATTGTTTGTAATTCTTGAGATAATAATTTATACGCATAGGGAATATCTACTTTACTAAAATGAGTTCGATTGTCACATGTCTTACAGTAGTATTTGGTAAAATCTGCTTTCGAATACATTTTATTTTTTTGTCCATCATTATAGCATGCAATTAATCCACACTTTTTACAAACATGAACATTATATTTATCTGATACATCATACATACGCTCTTTACAGAAACGCGTCATACCATGTGCGATCATAACATCTCTTTCCATCTCACCAATTCTAAAACCACCATCACGACTTCTACCTTCTGCCGGTTGACGTGTCAAATTCACCATAGGTCCAATAGAACGACTATGTTGTTTATCTGAAACCATATGTTTTAATCTTTGATAGAATACTGGACCAATGAAAATGGCGGTTTCAATTTGATCTCCAGTAAGACCATTATACATAATTTCATTACCATAACTTTCATATCCTAATTTTAATAGTTCATCACAAATCGTTTTTACTTCCAAATTACCAAAACTTGTACCATCACCAAACATACCCAATTCAAGAATAACTTTTCCTAAAAGTGTTTCTTTTAGTTGCCCAATGGTCATTCTTGAAGGAATAGCATGCGGATTAATAATAATATCAGGTTTTAATCCGTTCTTTGTGAACGGCATATCACATTCAGGTATAATATTACCAACAGTACCTTTTTGTCCATGTCTTGAACTAAACTTATCACCTAAATTAGGTTTACGTAATGCTCTAATGCGAACCTTTGCAAAATTATAACCATCTCCGTTTCTACCTGTGTAATTTTTGTCGATATATGTTTCTTCGGTCGTTCTAAATGTTTTACTTTGATCTTCGTATTTGATCGTTTTAGTAGGATCGTTACGATTTTCTTTAATTGGTATAGTTTTTGCAATAATAACGTCACGGTTTTCAACAAGTTCGTTTTCTGGTATAAAACCATCATTATTTAATTTATTATAATTACCAAACTTAATTCCTTTGGTTTTTGCTGGATCAGGTTTACAACGAATAATTTCATCACGAATAATATTCTTATCTTCGTCTTTTTCTGTATGGTAAATAGTTGCTAGAAATAAACCTCTATCAATAGAACCTTTGTTTATAAGTACACTATCTTCCTGATTATAACCAGTATGAGTCATAATAGCAACATGTATTTGTGTACCCGAAGGAATATTATTCAGATGTATAAAATTCATAACTCGTGTATCAACAAGTGGCCTGGTAGGATAATTTAGTACATATGCTGTTTTATCCATACGCATGTCATAATTTGTTGCGTATACACCCATAGCTTGTTTACCCATAGCACATTGATATGTATTTCTAGGTGCTTGATTATGATCTGGAAATGGGACACAAGATGCAACAACACTAAATATAGTACTAGGGTGTATTTCACAATGGGTATAATTAAAATTAAATTCAGGAGAATGTAAATAGCTTTCTTTACATTTCATACCAATCATTGCTAAATCTTGTTCTTCTGGATCAATATATTCAATTACTGATTCATCCAAAGTACAATTTGTAAGTAAGTCATTCCATGCTAGTTTTTTATCAGATAATTTTTGAATAATTTCACTAGTAATAATAGCTTTATTGTTCTTTACCTTTAAAACAGGTCGGGTTAGTCTGCCACCATCATTACATATTTTTATTTCTAATGTTTTATGATTAAATGTAATTGAGGTGTAAATATTAATAATACCTTTATATTTCATATCTTTCAGTTTATTATATAATTCGATAGGTTCATCTGTAACACCTTGCCAGGAACCATTAATGAATATCTTTACTTTACCATCTAAATCATTAGGCTCACAATTATCTAGTCTTTGAATATCTGGAAGTATATAATTATATAAAGGTTCGCTATTTGTGGGTATAGTAAGATGAGCCATGTAACTAATATTTTTAACAATACCGATCGATTGTCCTTCCGGTGTCTCTGCTGGACAGAGAAATCCCCAGGTTGTGTTATGTAGTTTTCTAGGAGCAATTAATTCTCCACTTTTTTCTAATGGTGTATTAATTCTTCGAAGATGACTAAGACTTGACGCGTAAGTAAGACGATTAAGTACTTGTGCAACACCAACTTTGCTACTATTTGATTGTTTTATACTAAAATCACCAGTAGATAACGCTCGATTAATACCATTTTCAATAGTAGTAGATTTCATTATCTTATAAATGTTTGTAATATTAATTATATTTTCATAGTCTTGAATTGATCTCCAAGAACCATTATTAATTTCGCGTATAATCTGTTTCTGCATTTCTTTTACTAATTTATTGAAATAATTACGAAATAGATTATTTAATAGGGTTCCAGTAAGTTCAATACGTTTATTCAAATAAGAATCTCTATCGTCTGTTGGAATCCAACCTAATCCTGTACGAATTAACTGATTTGCCATATATCCCAGAAAGTATATTTTTTGTTTTTTAGTTTTACAGTGAGGAAATAGATCGTTATCAAGAATATCAATTGTAAATTCTTGCTTTTTCTTATAGCCTTGTTCCTTTTCCATATTAATTGGATTATAAGCAGCGTAAGAACTTATATATTTAAGGGCTTCTTCTTCGGTAGTATATTTATTTCCGTCTATAATAGAAGCTTGTAAGTATTTTAATATTTTTGCTTGTTTTTCTTG